GGCCTTAATGCTTTATTCGGTATGGAATATCAGCGTTATGGTGAAGAGCACAAAGAAATCTACGAAACAGAATCATCAGAAAGAAGTTTCGAAGAAGAAACAAAATTATCAGGCTTCGCAGCTGCACCTAATAAATCAGAAGGCGCTGCAATCGCTTATGATAATGCACAAGAAGCTTGGACAGCAAGATACAATCACGAAACCATTGCTTTAGGTTTCTCTCTAACAGAAGAAGCAGTTGAAGATAACCTCTACGACACTTTATCTGCTAGATACACTAAAGCATTAGCTCGTGCTATGTCTTACACAAAACAAGTTAAAGCTGCTAACGTTTTAAACAATGGCTTTGACGGTACTAACTATCCAGGTGGCGACGGCAAAGCTTTATTTGCTACAGATCACCCATTAGTTAACGGCGGTACAAACAGCAATACTCAGTCAGTTGCTGCTGACTTAAACGAAACTTCATTAGAAAACGCAGTTATTCAGTTAGCTGGTTGGACAGATGAAAGAGGTTTATTGATTGCTGCTAAACCACGTAAATTAATTATCCCACCAGCGTTACAATTCGTTGCTACACGTTTATTAGATACTGACTTAAGAGTTGGTACAGCTGATAACGATATCAACGCATTACGTACAAATGGTGCGATTCCAGAAGGCTATGCAGTAAATCACTTCTTAACAGATACTGATGCATACTTCTTAACAACCGATGTTCCTAACGGTATGAAGCACTTCGAAAGAACTGCATTAACTACTTCTATGGACGGCGACTTCGACACAGGTAACGTACGTTACAAAGCTCGTGAGCGTTATTCATTCGGTTGGTCAGATCCCCTCGGTATGTGGGGCTCACAAGGCGCTGCTTAATTAATTAAGCGGAGTCTGACTCTCCTCCTAAGACCCAGTTTCGGCTGGGTCTTTTTTTATGTATAACTCATGGTTTTCTTGATGAATGTTATATCTATAGGCTTTAAACTGTGAACTGTCATATATGACACTTTATTAATTTAAGGAGACACATTATGTGGACTAAACCATCAGCAACAGAAATGAGATTTGGCTTTGAAGTAACAATGTACGTATGCAACAAGTAATTTATGTACGTAGATTGTTAGATACACTCGACTGTGTCTAATTTAAAGTTCGCGAAATTAGGGGCTATACAGCCCCTTTTTTGTTGTATAATGTCTATAAAATGTGTATCATATAATTATTCGGGAAACAACAACTTATCTAACTGCCCCGACAGACGCATACACGATAGATAAGTTTAACTTTGTATGGAGAATTATAAATGGCAAACACAACCTTTACTGGTGCAGTCCGTTCAGAAAACGGTTTTCAATCAGTCACCAAAAACGAAACTACAGGTGCATATACCGTAGAAGCAACTTACGACGCACGTCCTAACTTTAGACAAACTGTTGACACTTCAACACTAAACGTAGCGACTGCAGTTACTACAACTTTAACAACAGCTCAATCAGGTACATTATTCTCAATCGATGGTACAGATAATAAAGTAGTTAACATGCCTGCTTTATCTACAGCTAACGTTGGTACAACTTATGAATTCTTAGTAACTACTGCAGTTGGCGCAGCTAAAACTGTAACTTTAGTTTTACCTGGTGCTGGTGTATCTAATTGGTTCGCAGCATTAGCAGACGCTGACGGTGCTGCTGGATATGTATTTGATGTTGCAGGTGATACATTAACATTACCTAACTCAACAGTTGTTGGTTCTAGAATTAAAGTAGTTTGTGTATCAGACGACGGTACAAACTCTACATGGCAAGCTGACGCAATTTCATCACCAATAGCAACAGTAGCTTAATAGGAGATAACTCATGGGCATGAACGGAGATATATGGGCAGTGACCCCTTCCACAAGTGCTACCTATTATAGAGCAGCGGCATCTATTGCAGGTGCCGGTGCATTGACCTTACTTACTCAAGATGCAGGACCTAACGGTGTAGGCTACAAAGTTCGCTTTACATCTGCAGGCGATGACCAAGGCATCACATTTACAATCGTAGGTATTAAAGTTGGTGATTTAAGTGGTAAGTTTACAACTGAAGTTGTAACAGGAGCTGATACCTCTACCGCTGATTCATCAAACTTCTATGCTTATATTGAGAGTATTACTGCTTCTGGTGCATCAGCAGGAAACGTAAGTATTGGTACAACTGGTTCAATTGCTTTACCTAGAACTCGATTAAAAGGGTTCTATTATTTAGCTAGTGGTACAGCAGGTAGTATTAAATTAAACTTAAATAGCACATCAGGTGCAGAACTATTAAACCTATCTACTCCAGCGAGTGCGACTGGTACACAAGATATGTTCTTACCTGGTATGGGTATTTTAACCACACGTAGTAACAACACAGACTTTTCAATATTGACTGTAACTAACGTTACTGACGTGACTTTATTCTGCGGCTAAGAATGGCAACAACTAAGAAAAAAGGAATGGGGATTAAAACTTCTGTGAAGTCGGGTAACTTTCGCCCGACCAAGCAGGGTGCTGGTATGACTAAGAAAGGCGTTAAAGCATACCGCAAAGCCAATCCCGGTTCTAAATTAAAGACGGCTGTTACTGGAAAAGTCAAACCTGGTTCTAAAGATGCAAAACGACGTAAGTCATTTTGTGCTCGATCAGCAGGACAGATGAAACAGTTTCCAAAAGCAGCTAAAGACCCTAACTCTAGATTGCGTCAAGCAAGAAGGAGATGGAAATGTTAACAAAGGTAATGAATCATATGGACGAACCAACGAAACACGCATTAGATGCAGCTTCTGTTTTTACTGCTGTAGGCTCAGTCCTACAATGGTTACCGGAAGTAGCAGCTTTATTTACAATCATATGGACAGGCATTCGTATTAATGAAACTAAAACTGTTCAAAACTGGAAAGCTAAACGTCGTAACATGGCTACGCTAAAACCTTTTCTAGTGGATGAAAAAGAAACTAAAAAAGAAAAACCTGTAAAGCCAGAAGCATTTGACGCTAAAGCTCACAGAGAAAAAATAAAAGCTATGGAGCAAAACGATGCCTCCAAAGAGTAAGAAACAAAAAAGGTTTATGGAAGCGGTAGCTAATAACCCTAAGTTTGCAAAGAAAGTAGGCGTGCCTACAAAAGTAGGTAAAGAATTTACAAAGAAACCAAAGTCCAAAAGGAGAAAATGATGGGCGACGAAAAAAAGAAAAAAGTAATTAAACCTGAAGACGAGAAAAAACGTATTAAGGACATGGCTAAAAAAGAACGTATGAAAAAAATTCTTACTGAAGACATGGAGACGTTTGGACCTAGAGAAGAATCTAAAACTATGAAACCTAAGGAACGAATGGTTGGAGTAGTTCCACAACCAAAAACTATGGGCGGAAACATGCTTAAGGAAAAGAAAAAAGCAGGTGGTAAGATTGGTATGGGTATGACCAAGAACAACTATAAAAAAGGTGGTAAAGTTTCGTCTTGTTCTAAACGTGCAGACGGCTGTGCTAAACGTGGTAAAACTAAAGGACGTATGATTTAAGGAGAATATTATGGCTGGATGTGGTGGCATGAGAAAGAAAGCAATGGGTGGCAAAATTAAAATGAAAGAAGGTGGAAGCTTTCCAGATTTAAATGAAGACGGTAAAGTCACTAAAGCTGACATATTGATGGGAAGAGGCGTAGGCGAAGATAAAAAAATGAAAAAAGGTGGTAAAGTTAAAAAGGGTTACCACAAAATGCCTGACGGTAAACTTATGAAAGATTCAGATCATAAGAAAAAGAAAACCAAAAAGAAAATGGCATACGGTGGCGGAGTCAAGAAAATGAAAAACGGCGGTAAAATTGACGGATGTGCTGTTAGAGGTAAAACTAGAGGTCGCAACGTATGATGAAATGTCGTGGCATGGGGAAAGCAATGAAACCAGTTGCTTTGAAGAAAGGCGGTACTGTAAAAGATGCTTGTTACAAAAAAGTAAAAGCTCAATACAAAGTTTTCCCTAGCGCGTATGCATCAGGTGCTATTGCTAAATGTAGGAAAAACAAAGGCAAGAAATAATGGCAGTCAGGAAGACAGCTAAAGGTGCCGCATTAAAACGCTGGTTCAAAGAAGATTGGAAAGACGTTAGAACCGGCAAAGCGTGTGGTAGACAGAAAGGGGAAAAACGAGGTACTCCGTATTGCCGACCTAGCAAACGAGTATCAAGTAAGACCCCTAAAACATCAGGTGAGATGACATCAGCTGAGAAGAAGTCACGTATAGCACAGAAAAAAAGTCTTGGTCAGCCAGCGGGTAAACCAAGAAGAGTAGCATCATTAAAACGTAAGAAAATGCAAAACGGTGGCTCAGTAGCTTCATCAGGAGTACGTAGATTGAAGCAAGCTAAAAAAGTTAGAACAAGGAAGAAAGCATAATGGCTACATCAGGAACAGCAACATTTAATATGGACTTAAATAATATAGTCGAAGAAGCGTTCGAGCGATGCGGTGCTGAACTTCGTACTGGATATGATTTAAGAACTGCAAGACGTAGTTTAAACTTACTGACTGCAGAATGGGCTAACCGAGGTGTGAATCTTTGGACTATTGAAGAAGGCTCAGTATCTTTAACAAGCGGAACTATTAATTATAATTTACCTGCAGACACTATTGACTTAATAGAACAAGTAATTAGAACAGGTACAGGGCAGAACCAACAAGATATAAATATAACCAGAATATCTGCTCCTACATACGGTACAATACCAAATAAGAATGCAACAGGTAGACCAATACAGGTTTGGATAAATAGACAAGTAGACCAGCCACAGATTAATGTTTGGCCCGCACCTGATACAAATAATTATACGTTTGTTTATTGGAGATTGAAAAGAATTGAGGACGCAGGGAACGGCGTTAATACTCAAGACATTCCATTTAGATTTCTACCTTGTTTAGTAGCAGGTTTAGCTTTTTACTTAAGCTTAAAAATACCCGGTGCTGGAGACAGAACACAGTTTCTAAAACAAGAGTATGAAGAACAGTGGAGTTTAGCTTCAACAGAAGACAGAGAAAAAGCCGATTTAAGACTTGCACCCCGTCGGCAATATTTGTAGGAGACGTTATGAAAAAGCTACTTAAAAAGCTATATTCAGCCGCTATAAAACATAAAAATAAAAAGTATATGAAGCTGTGGTTAAAAGTAATAAAGCTTTCATTAAAAGGAAAAAGAACACAGGTGGTTAGATAATGGGACGAAAGTATACGTCTGGTAAACATGCCATAGCAGAATGTGATAGATGTGGTTTTCAATATAAGTTACATGAACTAAAAGACTTATTTATAAAGACTACAGACACTAATATTAAAGTCTGCAAAGAATGTTGGGAACCAGACCATCCACAGAACATGCAAGGTATGTATCCTGTTGATGACCCACAAGCAGTTAAAGATCCAAGACCAGATAAAAAC